AATGTCCTTGGGGTCAAGAATCGTAGCAATAATATTATCGTCATTTATGATACGAACCTCAAGACCTTCCACTTTGAACCTATTTCCACTATATCTTCCTATAAGAACCCAATCTTTCTCATTACACCAAGGACCATTTGGGAACTTCTGGGTGTCTGCATAAGCATCGGGACCTAATTTAACAACATAAGCCGCTACGGTAGCAAAGGATTCACGGTCACGAACCGCGTCTGGCACAATAATGCCACCCTTTGTTTTCTCGCTAGGATAGTAAGGTATGATAAGAACGCGATAGCCTGTAGGCTGTGGCAGTCTTTCAAGTGATGAAGACTCCATCTGTGATGGATCATCTTCGTTTTTGTTTTCAGAGCTTTTACCAAAAGCATTTTCGATAGGCTTTGGCATCACTGGGTTTTCTTTTATGGCCTTTTGCGCTGCCTTTGCAACGTGATCAGGCACAAATAACTTGCTAGTCATCTGCGTACTCTATGCCTTTCATCGCGGCTTTAAGTTCATCTTCAACGTAGGCCATGCCGCGTATTTCACCTACTATGTACCGATACTCCTCAAAGGTCTGTATCGAACCATCCGCGAGCTTATCTTTAAGACGCACATCGCGCTCGCGTATGCTTTTGTATAAATATTCTGCAAGATTAAGTGCGTCCATACAACATATAGTATGCTAATGTACGGGAAACACAAGTACAAATACCAGAAAGTCAGAAAATTCCTTGGAACTTCTGGGGTCTTGCCACTTTACTAAACCGACTTAGACTTTTTCGCGGCGGCTTTTTTCTTTGCGGCTGGCTTTTTCTTGGCTTTTGGCTTTTCAACCCACGCTTCGTTTTCTGGCGTGCTTGGGTCATCCTTGATGAAATGTCCGTCCTCATTACGCGCCCTTACCATTTCCACAGGATTTTCAGATAGCCTTTGGGCTACCTTCTTTTCTTTTTCCTGTTGCGCCATTTTTGCTCTAACAGTTGATGTCATGATACTATCCTTTGCTCATCGCGTTTAGAGAAGCAATGTCACGTTGTGTTTGCAATCTCTCTTCAGCAATTCTGGTTTTGTCGTCCAGAGCGGCTTCGGACACATCAATACGCTGTTGTGCTATGAGTACGTCACTGCGCTCTTTCTCTTCATTGAATGCCTGTTTCGCATCAAACTCTTCTTGCTTGCGCTGTAAATCTGCGGCCTTCAGTTGAAGCTCTTGGTTTCTTATATCTACCAAAGGATCGCCTTGCTCTTCTGGCGTCATGGCCTGAACAAGTTCTTCGGTTAGATCAGCAATAATCTGAGCCGCCATTGCATCAACTTGAGGCTGTATTTGCTGCATCATTTGTTGCTGTGGGTCCATAGGAGGTTGACCCGGAGGTGGTGGTGGCTGCATCATCGCTTGCTGTTGCATCATCTGCATTTGTTCTGGTGGAATCTGGCTCATGACTTCTTGTTGCGCCTGTGCCTCTGCGAGTAGCCCTATATGCTCCTGTATGTGGCCTTGTAGCGCCATAATAGCATTAGGGTTAAGTTGCATAGCTGGAGTAGACATAACAGCCATATGAGCCTCTATGTGAGCCTCGTGGTCTTGCTGTGGAAATGCCTGCAAAGGAGCGCCCATAAGAGCGTTCTGGTTTTCCTTAGATGGATTCACAGGAGGAGGTGGTGGAGGTGGTGGTGGCAATATGCCATCAATGTTAGTCACACCAAGAGCCTCGTACATTTTACGGTACGCTTGATACAATCCCTGTGGACCGCCGTGTATCTGTGGGTTTGACTGAACCATTTGTAATTCTGTTTGTGCCAACGCAATACGCTGGGACATAGAGAAAATGTTTGGATCAGACACAGGAAGAACGTCAATGCGAGCATCAAAGTCCTGTACGAATATTTCTGGACCCATCTGCATGTCAGCAGGATATGGGTAAGCCTGAACAGTTTCAGCGAAAATCTTGGAAAGCAGCTTAAACTCAATCTTTTGAGAGTAATGCAAACGCTTATGGATCGCAGACATAACCTTTGTCCCACGCTCCATGATCGCCATTGTGGTTCCTACTGGCGTCTCACCGCTCATTTCACCGACCTTCATGTCAGCCATAGATGCGAACCTACGTCCAGCGTCTACAAGCGTTCCTAGAAGGTTATAAAGCGTCCCTGAAGGCTCCTTGAAGGGGAGTGGCATCAACGAGCCTTGCAGGGTGCCTCCAACCACATCAATATCGCGGAACTCGCCCGGTTGAAGGGGAGAATCTTCGTCACGAATACGAGCGCCACGGGCTTTAAAGCCTGCTGGCAGGTTGGAGAGCGTTCCTGCATCAATCAATTGACGCAAAATAGATGTAGAGGCTTGAGCCAAGCCGCCGATCATATGAGTGAGGCCAAGACCATAAAATCCTAATCCGGGCAAAAACTTGTAATGCACGAAATATTGCTTGGCACGCTTCATCGGGTCTGCTTCGTCATAGCTCCTACGCACAGACAAAACATCGCCAGAGTCGGCAATAATTGTAACGATATAAGGAAGACGCAAGCCTGTAGGCTCACCGTCCTCACCCATGTCTTCGAAACCCTCAATGTCCAAAGACGTATGAACTTCATAAAGTGTAACGTCTTCAGATGGGCCACTTGGATGCACGCCCTGAATGTCATCAATCGACTCTTCAACTTCGCCCATAGACGCATCGTCGTAATTAGACGGACTGGGCAGGTCAATATCCTTATAAAAGCCCACAAGCTGTAACTTGCGAATGTCATTCGAATCCATATTCAAACGGTGCGTAATGCGAGGAGAAGACATCAAATCAGTTGAGCCATAAGGCACAATCACATCTTCAGCATGAATAAACTTACTGACCGCACGCCCTTTAAGCGGGTCAAAGTAAACCTTTTTAAATGTTGATCCAATTACAGGGAGATAAAACAGCATCTGATCCAACTCAGGATCGTACTCTTCCATTTCATAAGTAATCATATAATTCATGTAGTCTTTGACGCGCTCAGACTGCTTAACAAGCATTTCATTCTGTGCGCCCACAACGGCGGTACGAACAGGTCCAGTTGCAGGCAATAACTCACGATAAGCCTGCGCTTGGAACTGCGTAACACTTTCAGCAAGCAATGGGTGAATAACGCCAGATGAACCCTCAAAAGGCTCACTGCGCTCTTCAGTCTTCATACCAAGGAACTCTAGCCCCTTTTTGTATGTATCTTCCCAGTCTTGGCGTGCCGCAAAATCATCTTCAATCGCGCCAACAATATCAGAAGAGATAGCCATAAGCTCATCTTCCGCAATAACATCTGCAAGATTTCCATCAAAAGGAACGTCAGCTACAGGCTCACCCTCCTCTTCATATTCACCAACAACGGCACTACCATCATCAAACTCAGTAATCCCCGGAGTTGCTGGAAGCTCAGGTATTTCCTGCATACGAGTTGTATCTTCAATCACTGGTTCTTCTGGAGTGCCACCAGCACCTAAACCTTGCTCAATAGCCATTAGAAAATGTCCCTCTCGTTACCCTCAATCGGCTCAAGAGTATTAATGTTATCAAAGTCTGTAATAGGGCCACCCTTTTTCCACAAGTTGCAGACATTATCCGCCATACATGTAAAATCTAATTCTGTGCAGTAACCTACAGGAACGTCTTCTTTCATTCCTATTCCATTATCAATGCAATCTAAAACAGAGGCACGAATGTCATAATAAGCGCATGTCCCGCATACGTTCTTGTCACTTTCAGCCGCGCCGTAATCTTGGTCTTTAATTGCAGACTCACGATTTTCATCGTTAATAGACGAATCTTGAGTCGATAGAGGACAAGAAATCTCCTCCTCCATCATGTCATCTTCGTACATATCATCATCAACGAGTTGATTAACGCCAGACTTCAATTCTTCCATATCAATGTTAATGATGATTTTAGCCATTATTTTACTCCAGAAAATCTGGTTCCGCTAATTGCTGCACCACCACCACGAGAGTGACCAGAACCTGTGCCACCTTTCGTAGAAGCCTTTTGAGGCTCTGGATCATGCTCATACATAACACCGTCTTTCTCAACGTTGCCACCATGACCATATTTCTTAACAGCACCGCCGCCCATGTACTTCTTAACAGCGCCGCCTTCCATATACCTCATAGCCGCTTCAGGGTCCATCTTTTGCTGAACCGCTTCAGGTAACTTTGAAAATCCTTTATATTTTTTTGACATATTTGGCATTAGCTTTGTCCTTTATATTTGCCGCCGCGTCCCTTCATGACACAGCCCATCTTTGGTTTCTTAACCTTTTTCTTTCTTACAGCGCCGCCATCTTCATACTTCATGACCTTGCCGCCCTTCATCATGCCAGCAGGAGACTTCTTCATGCGCCCCATCATCATTTTAAGTAGTTTTGCTTTGTCAGCATCTGAAATAGCCTTCTCTCCTTTGAGAATTGCTTCGTTCTCACGGCCTTCCAGCATCTGCATACGATTGCCACGCTCTAAGGCCGCAATCTCCTCTGGAGTGGCATCCATGCCCCTCGCAAGACCAGCAGGACGCATCTTTGGTCGAGGTGAACTCATCGGCGCACCGCCCATAGCTTGCTTCAGAGCCTTCATAATTGCTTGTTTTTGATCAGCCATAAAAGCCTCCTAATAATATTCTCGTTTGCGCCGCATAAAAGCAGCCTCTTCTTCATCGTCATAATCACTCGGAGTGGTGATAAAACCACCCTGTCTGGAACGTAGGATAGCCTGAGTCATCGAATCCGCCAAGTCATCATGTTCACCATTGGGAAATGCCCCACATTCTTCCATAACTTCATCTGAGAAATTCGTCTCAGGTGCCCACACCATGCCACTTTCAAACACAGGAGCACAGGCGTGCATACGAGTAAACTTATCAGC